CTGCCGTAACCGACTCCCGATAAACACCGGGAGAAATATACAAAGTGTCACCGACACCAATACCAGCTGCTCCTAGTGCCTTGCCTACAGTTTGCCACGCTTGATTTGTTGCAGGGCCAGTGCCAGCGTTTAGGTCGCTTCCATCTGGTCTAACATAATAAGTTGCCATTATTCAGCCTGCCCACTGGTTATCTGCTGTGCCATAATCACAGCGAACTGTTGGACAATCCCATATTGAAATGTTTCGTCCTGCTGAACCCACCAGACGTTGACAGATGTACCGTCTTGACCAAACGTACCCAACAGAGTACCGTTGTCATCCTCGATGTCACCAAATACACGCCAGTCAGTAGACGGTGCAGGTTCTTTTTCAATCCTAAAGTTCTGGAGGTTCATTTGCCCACCTTCAAAGCGTTAGGCGCAACACCCTTGAACGGCATCGTCAAGAATCCCAGCGCAGCAGACATCGCAGCAGTGACACCAGCCGCTACAGCCTTGCTTCCGTACAGTGCCATCACTTCTTCACCTTCCTTGCATCAATAGCAAGCATGACCACATCACGTACCTTTTCAAGGTCGGATGTAGACAGGAAGTCGATGTTATCTATAATCTGATTCACTAGTAGCATCTCACCAAAAGGAATCTTGACTTCAGGCACACCAGTCTTCTTCTTCAGAAACTTACTTAGCCAACTCATATTTTTCCTCCTGATAATTGTTTGATCGTCTTCTCGATGAACGCATTGGCTAATTGTACAGAACGGAGACCTAGCGTTCCGATCAAAAATGATAATCCAACCATCTCACCAGGTGATGACCAACCTAGTTTTTTAGCAACAATAGGCGTGAGGTATACAGCAGAGAAAGCACCCGCTAGTACAGTAAGTATTCCTTGCAGTATTGATTTGACTTTAGGCCAGTCAGTACCGATGATCGCACCGATGAAACCGGCAAGAAGTTCGTTCATATCAATATGCAGTTTATCCATCGATGTCCCTCGTCGTTTCACTGACTTTTTTCACCTCCGGTAGTTTGGCTGAAAACACTGGTAGGTTGCTATCTTGTCTCATAAAGAATGCAATCAACGCGGTTGTCATAGCGGGTATACCAGCACGGAGTCCTTCAATGCCAGAAATCAATAAGGCTTTAGTTACCGTGCCGTAGGTTGCGTTGTCTGCAATGTGTAGTTGCTTCCAAGCAGAGTCAAATTCTGGAGCTGCGCTAGCCATGAAGGATGCTAACGCTATAAGAATAAGACGTCCCCACGCTACGTTCATTATCCTTGCCCTATCACTGGAGGTATTGCAAATGGACCACCGGCTGTTTTAAGACCAGCGTCTAATTGTAGATACAGTTTTGCTCGACCTTCGTTGTACCAATTACGCCAAGATAATCGATCAACTAATGTTGGGTCATCAATGTTTTTAAGTATAAGCTTTACGGCAGCGTATGCCGGAACAGTTTGCCTTAGTAAGTCATCTGGTATGAACGAATATGACTTGAGGTCATCCGTTCCAGCAATGCCAGTTAGATCTACGTTAGGGACGCCATATCCATATACGGTAGCAGTCATTGACGATGTTGAATTGTATGGGTAAAGGCTAATAGCGTAATTATCTTGCCTGTACCAATACTGGACGTTTGCTGCAGATGTTGTTACTGCACTGGCGTATGTAAGGTCGTTAGCACGAACACTGGATTCACTTGCGTGAACAAGTCGTGTGCTACCAATGTAAACGTCCGTAGGGAACCATATAGCCCCTAACGTGGGGCTTGTTACAGTTACTGCACTCATGTATCCAGTGCGAGTGTTAGAGCTGAATCCTAGCGTCCCTACAGCAGGGACGACAACGCACGTACGACACATCTCAGCAATGGCTTCCATAAGGAACTGGTTGATAGTTGAGTCACTATCATTACCAGCGGCAATAGTGCCTGTTCCACTACTTACTGCACCAAGAGTAGTGTTGGTTGCTTCATTTAATAGTTTGTAAACTTCTTTACGAAGTTGTGCAATTGTCTGAGCCATTACACTGCTCTCCGGAAATATGTTGCGGCATATGATTCGACCATGCCAATACGATCAACGTATTGAGCTTGATACATTTGGAATCCATCACCATCTTTAGATTGCATTGCACGTTGTGCCAGAACACCATAAACGAGACAGTCGTGAGCAATGTCCGGTAGTGGACATTCAGCATCATCGTTCATTGGTAAAGCAACGCCATTAACATCGTATTGCCAGTAATCACCTGGAATAGCGTAACCCTCGAGCATTAATCCTTCTGTGATTGCTGATGCTGGTGGTGGATATACGGACACCTTGTTCATACCAGTAAATACAGCAAGCGTTGGATATGCGGACGATCCGTCATTGCGGACCATGTCAACCTTGCGGTTATAAGCATCAAAAATGCGCATGCGCTCCCAATTCCCACCAGTGTTTTTAACTTGAACGTTACGAACACGGTAGATATCGGGAGCACAATACTCAGAAGTATCAGCAACTAGGTCAAGATACCTTCTGCCTGTAAAGCAGTCAGTTGCCCTAGCAATCTGATTAGCAACCTCAATAATGAGGAGGTCGAGACCAAACGGATCTTGGTCTGAATCAGAACCAAAGTAATGCCGCCCCAAAAGACGGATACGCCGTTTGATCTCACCTCTAGTCATTAGGAGTACGAACCATCCTTGCCCTGTACAACGTGAGCGGTGTACGTGGCAGAAACCGATGTTACAGCTGGTGATGCCGACTGGAAGTCCTGCACCTCAACCTTGAACCAGTTATATACGTCATCGGTTGAACCATTAACGCCACAAGGAACAGTAAGTGGAAGGTAAACTTCAAAGCTTGACTTACCATCAACTGTATTAGCGGTAGTAAATGTTGACTTCAAGAACGTAGCGTCCGTTGGAGTTGCATGAACCGTTGTGTACGTTCCAGCAATTGTCTTGGCTGCAAGCAGTCTTACTTGAAATTGGACACTTCCACCAGCAGCAGCGGCAGGAGCAGCTGTTACGTTAATCATCACTTTCATAAACAGACCCGTATCACGAGTCATTGTCCAAGGAGTGATGTTAAGTGCTTGGTCAGCGTTACCTAGTGTTGTTGAACCACCAATAGTAGTGGTTGCTGCTACACCAGTTTTTGACTTTGTAGCCGTTATAAAATTGAGAAGAAAATCTCTTGCCATAATAAACCTTCCTTACGCTACCTTGATGTTGTAAACACGACCGATAGCACGTGTATGTGGAACCCACATACCTACGCCCCAATCGAATACGATGTTGTGAAGAACGCCGTTTTCCTTACTGAGACCAAGGTACGTTGGCTTGAATGGTCCGCTCTGCCAACCAGTACAGTAACCACTACCGTAGCGAACAGCATAGATGGACTGAAGACCAGTTGAGGCTGATGTTTCAACACCAGCTGCGGTCTCGTTGCTCAATACAGGTGTAATACCATCAGCCTTACGACCAACAGTGCGAATTGTAGCAGCCTTGTACTTTTCAACAGGACGATCAAACGAGTCCTTGGTGATATCGAAACCAGCACCAATACCCATTGCACGGATAGCCCATTCAATACGGCGCTTCATAAGCTCCGATACATAAAGGGTAACGCCGTCACCATCTGGGCTGTTCATATTGTCAAGCAACTGCTGAAGGTACGCCATGAGGTTGTTTGCCTGTGCGGATGCAGTACCAGCCGTTACAAGGTCAACACCAGCACCATTGACAGACATTTCACTAGGAATGTCAAACTGATCTGGGTTAGCCAAGCGGTAGCGGAGGCCAGGGAAGCAGTCAGCGTCACCAGTTGCGGCTGTTGGGTCATTGGATATGAATTTCGTATTGAAGTCATATGCAAATGCTTCCATGAAGATTTGAACTTGTGCTTCGATTGGGTCAACGATGTTGTTAGGTTGATCAAGAAGTACGTGGTCAATCTGAATCTTGTTACGAACAAGATACATAGATTCTTCGTACTGCTTTGGCTTACCCTTAGAAACAGTTGGTTCTTCGTTGACTGTTGCCCAGTTAATCGTTGGGAGCGAACCGGATTGCTGTGTAAAGCGAACTCCGACCTGCCGAAGCGATGGGGACGTAGTCAGCGGGATGTCCTTAAGAGCATTCCACGTTTTATGTAGAGCCTTCGTAATTTCTTTTACGAGAGGGTCATTCGAGATGATTGCCTGATCGGCAAGGGTCATAGCCTGTGTATCAAGCAGGACTGCACCGGATGCGATTGCCATTTTGTTCTATTCCTTATAGAGTTCCACGGCCTCTGGTAATGCCTAGTAGAGAGCCAAGACTTGTACGCTGTTGCCCGTTGCCACCGCCGGTAGGAGCAGACCTTGCGGTTTGTCCATTACCCATAGGTTGTGGAGCGCGTTTACCTTGATTCATTCGACTTGCAATCTCAGGAGCCAAAGACTGTGCGATTGTGCGAACCTGTTCGTGTACAGCTTGAGCTGCTTCCATTGGGTCAAAACCCGCTTGAATCAAGTTGTCTACTAAACCGGGTGCACGTTGTGCCAGTGGATATTGCTGTAC